AATCCGGTTTGACAATGAAATGTTCACGGTTGATGAGGCGATTGCCTGGTTAGAAGAGAATGATTTTGTTGCGATTGAGTTTGAGCCTGCGTCTGAAGAGCGTGATGACCATGAGGACGAAGAGCCTATGAGAGCCGGTCACGACGAGGAGGAGCGTAAGGAGCATGAGGAGCGAAAGGCCAACGGTACATTCCTGACTCGTGACGCGCACTCAGAGTTTGTCAATGAAGACGAAGGCACTGTCCAGTTGGTTGTTTCGACTGAAACGCCAGTTGAGCGAGGCTTTGGTCAGGAAGTTTTGAGCCATGCTGCGGGTGCGGTTGACCTTGAGTATCTGAACTCGGGCCGCGCACCTTTGTTACTGGATCACAGTTTTGAAAAGCAGATTGGCGTTATCAAATCCGTGGAACTCGATCAGGCGAATCGGAAAATTCGCGCAGTCGTTAAGTTCGGGAGAAATGACGATCAAAGTCGTTCGGTGTTCCAGGATGTTGTCGATGGCATTCGTCAGAATGTCTCAATTGGTTACAAGGTTCACGAAATGGAGCGGGATGAAACGGATGAGTCGGGGACGACTTACCGGGTCACGAAGTGGGAGCCTTTGGAGGTCTCGATGGTCGCTGTCGGTGCTGATGTCAATGCCATGGTTGGTCGCCAGGTAGAGGTTCAGCAGTCGGAGCAATCAAAGGCAGCCGAGAAAATTCGTGCGCTAGGTGCAGCCTATAAGATGAAGGGCGAAGCCGAGCAAGCAATTGAAGGCGGGATGTCCATTGAGGATTTCCGTCAGAAAATACATTCAAAATTTGGTCATGATGTAAAGGAGACTCAAATGTCTGACATCGGTTTAACTACTAAAGAGCAAGGCTCTTACTCGCTCCGCAGAGCTTTATTTGCACTGTCGAATCCTGGTGATCGTCGTGCTCAGGAAGCTGCGGCCTTTGAATTTGAAGTGTCTAATGCTGCTTCACGCTCTGGATCATTCGTGGTTCCATTTGAAGTTGCAGGCCCAATCAGCCGTCGTGACATGACTACTTCATCTGATGCCGGTGCAATCGGCGAGTCATTCCGTGAGGGTGATTTCATCGAAGCACTCCGCAACCAGTCATCTGTCATGCGAGCAGGCGCGACAATGCTCACTGGCCTTGAGGGTACTATCAAGATTCCTCGTCAGTCTGCAATTACTGCTGCTGCGTTCCTGACAACTGAAGGTGTCACAACCAACGAAGACGATCCAACATTCGATGCGGTCACAATGGACGCGAAGATGCTCGGTATCACTTCAACTGCGACTAAGTTGCTTTTGAACACTGCAAGCATCGACGTTGAGAACCTGATCCGCAACGATCTGACTCGTTCTATTGCCACTGGCATGGACTTGGCAGGATTGTCTGGAGCAGGCACATCTGGCGTTCCAACTGGTATCCGCAACACTGCGGGCATCAACACTGTTGACTTCGCTGCTAACGGCCCAACTTTCGCTGAGATCGTTTCTATGGAAAGCCGTGTTGCACAGGACAACGCTTTGATGGGAAGCCTCTTCTATGTGGTCAACCCTGCTGACTACGGTCGCTTGAAGACAACTGAGAAGGCAACCAATACTGCTGAGTTCATTGTTGATCGTGACGGTCTGGTCAATGGCTATGAGGTGATTCGTTCAAGCCAAGTTGCTGAAGACGAGTACTATTTCATGGATGGTTCGTCATTGCTCGTGGGCGTGTTCGGGCCAGGAGTCGAGATCACTGTTGATCCATTCTCAGAGGCTAACAAAGGCCTGGTCAATATCACTGCAACGGTTGCGATGGATATTGCTGTTCGTCATCCTGAGTCATTCTGCTTGGGTGCTAACACTCTTCCATAAACCTGATGGGGGCTTCGGCCCCCATTCTTTGAGGTGAGATATGAAAGTTAAGATCAAAATCCGCAGATCAATGATTATCGATGGGCGAAACGTCAAGGCCGGTGAGGTTGCCGAGGTTGACATGAAGTTTGCTCGTGACCAAATCAAGATGGGTCGTGCGGAAGAGTACAAAGAACCGAAGAAACCAAAGACAACAAATCGCTCTGTCGGTCTGAAAAAGTCCGAGCCAGAGGTTGAGGTGGAAACTCGTGAGTCTGGAGACTGACGCGGATCGCGCCATGTTTACCGACCCGGACTTTAGTTTCGGAACGGCTGCAACGATTACCATGGCAACCGGTGGTGCGGTGTCGGTCAATGTTGTCCGAGTCACTGATCCGATTGTTAATGAGATGGGCGGTCAATTTGGTGTGTCGCAGAAGGTGGCACAATTCCACACTGAGACTGACGCAATTTCGACGCTTGCCGAGGACGATACTGTCGCGGTTGGGAGCGATACCTACAAGGTGGTGTATTTCCAGGTTGATGACTTTGGCATGACCCACATCTTTGCGGAAAAACAATGAGTCACGTTCGCAAGCAAATCCGAGATCGTGTGGCGACTGTATGTACAGGCCTGTCAACGACCGGAACCAAGGTGTTCAAGGGTCGAGGTCAGCCAATCAATGCCGAGCGTCTGCCTGCCCTGGGTATTTATACTCGGAGCGAAACGGCTGCGGCAGGAACAATTGGCGCGACCAAGATTTCAGATCGTCGGTTGACGGTGGTTGTCGAGGTGTATGCCCGAGATGCTTCGGTCGTTGACGATGTGATTGATGCCTCGGCTGTTGAGGTTGAAGAGGCAATCAGTGTAGACACTACCCTAAATGACCTCGCTTTGCGTACAATATACACTGGATTTGAGCTTGAGACTGATGGCGATGGTGAGCAGACTATTGGCATTGGTCGATTGACTTTTGACGTACTATACCGCGTCGATGAAACAGACGTTGAAACTGCTTTGTAGGAGAGAACCATGGCAGCAATTACGAGTGCAGACGGAACCGTTAAGATTGGTTCAAGCGCGATAGGCGAAGTTACCGGCTTCAGCCTTGAAATGACTTCAGACACAGTTGAGTCTACAACGATTGACAATGACGACCGGACATACTTGCCTGGTTTGCGTCAAGCGACTATTTCAATCGATGCAAACTTTGACCCTGATGTTTCAACCGGTCTTGCCGAGTTGGGTGTAAACAAGCCTGGTGACGCTTTGGCAACTTTTGAGGTTGATCCCGATGGATCGACTGCGTTTTCTGGTTCGGGCATTGTCACTGGATTCACGATCACTGCGGCAACCAATGAAATGGTCACTGCAAGCATCACGATCCAGGTTTCTGGTGCGCTAACTGAGAGCTACTTTCAATGATTGATTTGGATGCAATGTCTGATCTCTTTGCGGAGACGCATTCGTTCTATTTCGAGCCATTGAAGCAGAAGGTGTTTTACACCGACATCACTCCTTTGGAGTGGCGGAAGATGAATGCCAAGCACCCGAATTGGATGGGTGGGTCACTCGATCCAGATGCGATGATTGATATGATTATCTTGAAAGCATTGGACGAAAAGGGTGAACCACTATTCTCTCTTGAGCATAAAACGCGGATGCTGCGGTGGAAAGGCATTTATTTGGCTGAGTTATTCGGTCAGTTGACAAACGTGACTTCAGCGGAGGACGCTGAAAAAAACTGAGAAACGATCATCTGAGGTATAACCTCTTTGCCCTGGGTGATCGTCTTGGGAAAACCGTCTCTGAGTTGGAGCGTTTGCCTTTACGCGAGATCAATGAGTGGTTCGCATATTTTAAGATCGAAAGTGAGATGACGGATGGCAGACACAAATCTTGAGGTGAGATTAACCGCAGAAGCGGGTGACCTGCGCTCCGAGCTTCGGGACGTAGAACAACGTCTGTCGTCTCTTAATAAGGCTGCGAATAAGGCCGCAAAAGGCACACAGCAACTCCAGGCTGCAACGCGAGGCACGAGTCGAGGCCTTGGCGGTATCGGTCGGTCTGCGGGGCAAGCATCGATTCAGGTGCAGCAATTAGTCGGGCAGATTCAAGGTGGTGTCAATCCTGCGGTCGCACTCTCCCAACAGGCGGCTGACTTAGGGTTTGTCTTGGGCGTACCGCTCCTCGGTGCTGTCACTGCAATCGCTGCCGGTTTTGCCGGGCCATTCATTACATCCTTGTTTGATGCTCAGGAGGCCTTTGAGGATTTCTTAGATACAGCGCGTCAAGCCGAGGTCGATCTGAAAAAGGTGGCCCCTGGTTTGTTTGCACAGGAGCAGCAAAAACTAAAAGATGCCGTCACAGAATCAGAAGCCGCGCTCCAAGAACAACTGCTTGCCGTCAACCAAATTTTTGCCGACTTTGAGCGAGCCAAAACCCGTTTGGACAGGTTCGGTGCTGCTGCTGTTGGCTTGGCAGGCGAAGTTGATCCCCTGACTGTTTTAGAAAACCGGCTGACTGCCGCACTTGAAAAGCAGGGTATTGAGATCGAAAAGGCTCGGATTGCTGTTCAGGCTGCCAAAAATGAGTATAAGGCGTTTGGTGAGGAAACCAACTTTGCGACCGAAAAAACGAACAAGCTAAACGAAGCGACTGCCAAGCAAAGTTCGTTCATGGCGAAGATCAACAAGCAGCGTTTTGAAAATATCGTTGCTGCCCGAGACGCTCAAATCAAGGCAGAACAAGACGCAACCAAAGCTGCTCAAGCCGAAGAGAAAAAACGGCTCGCGTTCATGCAGAAGATCAACCGGACGCGGTTTGAGGAGATCGTTGCGGCTCGTGATGCCCAGGTGGAGGCCGAGCGTCAGCGTTCGGAAATGATCGCGGCTAACCAGGCGAAAGCCCAACGGAATGCTCTTGAGCAAATGCGAGCCGAGCAAAAGCGTTTTGAGAATGTGATTGAGGGCGGTTTGAACACGATGGCTGATGGTTTTGTCGGTGTGATTCGTGGAACCAACTCGCTTGCAAATGCATTCAGCAATATGGCAAACCAAATCATCAATGATCTGCTGCGGATGGCGATGCAGAAGTTGATCGTAGATCGAATCATGGGCGCGATCTTTCCTGGTAGCAAGCCGATTAACACTGCCAGTGGATTCACCTCAGTTGGCCCTGCTGCGGGGGCGGGTGGTGCGTCTGGTGGCGGCGCGGCGACGTTCTTTGCTGATGGCGGTGTCGCTCGTGCGGGTCGGCCTGCCATTGTCGGTGAGCGTGGCCCTGAGTTGATGATTCCTGGTCGCACATCGCAAATCGTGCCTAATCATGCGCTCGGTGGCG